TGCAGGGCTCGTTGTTGTTTCTTGTTATTGTAGAAACCATATAGCATCGCAGCTAAATCCCCGGTGTTATTATTAAGAAAGTTTCCAACAGAACTGCCGATATTACCTGGCATAGAGAAGCCCATAGGAGACATTCCTTGTGCTTGTTTCATGCCCTCTGGTGCTCCTCCGACAGCGGAGTAGTCTCCTCCAAACCGGAAGTCAGGAGAGGCCTCATCATAAGTGTTACCAGACACATCAGTTTGACCTGACATATCACCACCACTACCCTCTAGAGAATCAAACTCATCTCCACCGGAGAAACTATTAAACAAATCAGTGAAACTATTTCCCATACTATTTAATCCTGAGGTTAATCCTCCTTGAAGACCACTAGAAAGCATATCGGAGCCACTGCCTCCACGAAGTCCTGTGGAGAGGGCACTACCAATTCCAGAGTTAACGGCCCTTCCCATCAATCCATCTAGGCCCATTTGACCGGCAGGATTGTAGGCACCAAGACCCCCACTAATACCACTAGACAGCATTGCGCTGCCTATTTGGCCTAGATTACCACCACGCATTCCAGTCATAGCCCCTGAGGCAGCAGCATTACCCGCTGCCGTCCCCAAAGCACCTCCACCAAACAATGGAGCAAAAGCTCCCCCAAAAGCCATTGTGCCCAGCATTGGAGCCACTTGGGATACAAGCTTCCCTAAAGTAGACTTACCCTGCTGATGATAGGTACCAGATACCTGACCCTGTGGGTTGTATGCTTGGAGCGAAGCGGCCCCATCTTCCCCTGGCGTGTAATTGAACGTGTAGTTTTTGTAAGCATCCAGAGCACGTTGATTGGGACCACCCGCACCCTGGTTAAAAGCCTCTCCTGACTCGTTAACACCACCACCGTTTACAGAATCAAACCAGTTACCTTGAAAGCCCCCGGTTTGATTTCCCTGTGTCCACCCCTGTTCTCCAGCAAATTCACCTGGGCCAAACCAACGGGCATTATCCCCACCGAAACCATCACCCACACCTGTAAAATCTTGAGCTGCAAACAATTGGTCATATAAACTATTGCTCATTTGGCCTGAATCAACCAACTGGCCTAAAGAAAATTCACCTGGCATATTACTCCTTACGTTACTATGCGATAGCGAATCCAGCTACCAGCTTTAATTGTTACACTGGATACAGTGCCTGCTGTGCCGGATGCGGCCACAGTGTCGTTGGCATTAGTCTGAGCTAATGTGCCCACAATTGTTGTGCTACCACTAGCAGCACTTGTGTCATTATTGTTTGTGTATGCTAAGGTTCCTACTGAGGGAACCACACCACTTGCTACAACAGTGTCATTGGCGTTGGTTGTTGCCAGCGTGCCGGTAATATTTCCAACGGAACCAGAAGCAATAACCGTGTCATCTGCATTTGTTCTAGCCAGAGTACCTATGATGGTTGTACTGCCCGAGGCAGCGCTAGTATCATTTGCATTGGTACGGGCAAGAGTACCTGTAATAGTGGTGCTACCAGAAGCAGCAACATTATCATTTATATTGGTGTAGGATAGTGTACCTGTAACAGTGGTATTGCCAGCGGCCACCACAGTATCATTAGCGTTAGTGCGAGCCAGGGTACCAGTTACACCACTACTTGCTATATTTAAGGGGATGTAGATGCTGCGAGGGGTATATAACTGCCACACATTCGCATGAAGCGCGGCTATTTCTACAGCAGACCGAACCCTGTTGGTATAGCTGAAAAAAGCCCAATCAGTATCTGAATCAAAAGATGCATTCTCAGCACGCTCAGAACCAAGCACCAAATAGCCAGACCCCGTGTTCTGCGCTACAGCCGCCATTGTTAGCGATTCTGCCAGCTTGCCATCAATGTAGATGGCGCCCGTTGGCGACGATCCAGAACCGGAAAGCGTGACTGATATGCAGGCCCATCGGCCAACAACCGATGAAATACTTGTGCCAGAAAACTGCGTTACTGAGTTCGAGTTTCCTACATAGAAGGTGTCTGAGGTATCGTATCTGCCAAGGCATAGTTGGCTGGTTGTGCCTGATACGTTCTTTGAGAAGATGCCGCCATAACTTGCATCCACAGACCTGACATACACCAGCATGTCGATCGTTGAAGCACCAGCCCAGTCCTCAGAAATGTCTACGCGAGCCGCCCCACCGTTCGGCGTTTTAATCGCTAGAAACTTTTGTGAAGGGCCTATTGAAAACCCTGAACCAGAGCCGATTAGGCTGTGATTCGCGCGACGTACCGGGTTAGAGTACGGGGATGCGCCATTTATAACAAAGCGGGTGCCTGCAGATATCGTTTTCGCCGAATCAATTCCAACCGCGCCGCGCGGTTGACTGGTCCTTGGCCGTTTGATGATCAGCGCCACGAATCGCCCTTAGACGGACTGGTGCGAATGCGGGCGCCAGTAGATCGTGTTGCCGCTGCCAGCAAGCGAGACGTTGCCTCGGTTGCGCGCCGCCCACTTGTATTTCCCGTTGGGCAGTTCAATGCGGAGCAGCACGCCGGCCTGGGCGGCAGTGGTGCCAGTCAGCGGGATGTAGTCAACATAGAAGGCACCGTTGTGCACCTGGTCGGTCGTCGTGTTTCCGGTCCACGTCGGGTAGTTCGTGCCGTCCACTGTGGGGATTAGGAATATCTCAATTCCGCAGTCAGCCGGTGTCGTGAAGGCCGCCGAGGCCAGCACAAGCCGAAGGTCGACCATCTCGTACAGATTCGTGCTGTTGTCGATTTCGTCCGACAGGTCCGTGTATTCGTTGTCCGTCAGCGAGTTCAACTGCTGAGTGCCAGAGAACGTAATAGCGGCCTCTGTCGTCAGGTAGCCGCTGAGTTTTAGAGTGGTCGCCATGGTCTACCCTCAGAGCGACAGCGCGGCTGAAATGTCGGCGTCTGTAATGGCGCCCTCGAACACCAGAGCGCCAGGCGCAACAGTCGTGCCGGTGCCGGTGGTGTAGAGCCGTTCGCCCTTGGTTGCCGCGCGCCGGTACAGCGCATCCATCGCATCGCGGGTCGCCTGGCCTTGGCCGCCGAGCGCGCCGGAGAACACGTCATTGAAGTACGTGTGAATGTCCGTCTTGCGCGGGTCGAACGTGACAAGGTTCAGGCCAAGGAACGTGTTCAGCTTGTCGATGTTGGCGGTCGTCATCGCGGCCAAGGCCACGTAGCTGATGACCTTGCCAATGGCTGCTGTCTGCTCGGAAGTCTTGTAGACGATGAACGTTGAAGGCCCGTTGTAGAACGCCGCCATCACGCTGGTCTGCCCGTTGGTGCGGGCGACCACGAACCCAGCATCGGTCTCGGCCAGGATCGCCGTCTTCAGTGTTTGATATTGTGCAGTAGTAAGCATCAAGCGTTACCCTCTGTAATAACAAAGCTAGTGACAGAGACCGGCTGAGTGGCCACAATAGAGGTAGAGCTAAGGTTTAGGTCTGAGCCTGAGGTGCCCACGTTACCATCTAAAACAAAGGTTGCACCAGAAGTAGTGATGCGGAACCATGTAGCAGTACCTGTAGCATTCGCACTGGAGTCTTGAGTAATAGCATTGAGTGTGAGCACCCCGCCAGAGGCCCCAGGAGCGAACGTAGCGTTGCAAGTGAGCTGAGCCAATAGGGGGGTAGCTGCACCGCCTGTGGCGGGCCTAGAACCATCATAGATATTTAGAAGAGCGCTGCCACCAGCAGCGGTAGTAATCGCATCTAACATTGCGTTACGAAGAGTGGATGCATAAGCAAGTGCCATGTGTGTATTCCTTAACTAGTTTGTAGAGTAATTGTAAAGGCTCCAGAAGGAGAAGGTCCTGTTTCAAAGGAAGCCTTTACTTGTGCGGGATAGCTGTTTGTGGTATCTGGGAAAGAGGTGGCTAGGGCAGCAGCATCAACACCATCTGGTATATTAGCCACTGCAAGAGTGCTGCTACTTTCAGTAGTAGTAATATGAGCAACTCCATCAGTGTTCCCCGTGTTCCAGGCTACACCTGGTTGTGGTCCTACTGTAATGTCTGCGCTCTGTAACCATAATTGACCCTCCACTTCATAAAGAGTATCAGCATCGGGGGTGAAAGCTAAAGCAGTTGCTGTTCCTGAAGTAGTGGTTACAACTTGATCTGAGGTAAGGGTCACGTAGGTCCAAGTATCTGCGGGATTTATTACTGCTGTATATTCAGCAAGAGTTAGGTGATAATACTCACCAGCTTGTCCACCCTGTAACCCTGCAAGAGTATTGTGTCCTACACCTCCAATAAGATCATTGATAATCTTACGTAGTTTCTCATACCAGTCATTCCAATAACCAGACCCGGGGGCAACTCCTACGGGTAGAGGTGGGAGTTTAGCAGCCATAGTTTATGCAGTAGCTTCATAATGACCCGAGACAGTAATAGAACCTGCAGTGTTAATAGCAACAGCACTACTGGTACCTCCTCCTACTGGATACTGTAGAAATAACACTTGTGTATTATTACTAGGAATATATGCAGTCATTACATTAGAAGCAGTTAGCGTAATATCAGAACATTCTCCTAGATTCACCCCCGAATAACTATCTGCTACGCTGTTACTTGTGTAAGGTAGGGCCCCCATACGTAAGTTCCCAGTACCTGTATGAGCAGTCCAAACAATACGTGCTTGGAAGAATACACGCCGACCTATTTTTGAATATCGTGCTACTTGGGTTGTATATGTTCCTGTGCCTGCGGAAGTGCTCCCCACAATAGTAGGGGTAAAAGTTCCTTCGACATAATCATCTAAAGTATTAACATTAGTAGATGCATTTTGCGTGGAAGGAAATTTAATTTGTCCTGGTTCTGGTAAATCAATTAAAGTGTTAATACCTGTGTATTCCGCCGTAAAGGTACCAAACAACCTATTACCAAAAAGAGCAAGGCCGGTAGTAGTAACTTCATCCGTGGTAATAGCATTTGTTACCCCACCTGGTCGAATGTTGCGTAGCCAATTAGAACCACATACCATTCGAGAAGCAGTGGGACCCGCTTCAAACATAATAAAAGTAATATCACCCCCCAAACTATCAGCAGTTCGTAGAGTATTCCCTGTACAAGTACCATCTCGCGCAGCACGGAATCTTAAACCGTATTCAGTAAACTCTGTGCATACATTACCGGTCATAGTAAAGTGCACTACATTAGACACTAAAATAGAGGTTGCTGCATTGTAAATAGCATTACCTGTTACAGAAACCTCAAGACATTCAGATGCTGTTTCAATAGTGACCGCTATACCCTCATCAGTGCTGTCTGTACATACATTTCCAGTAATGGTATATTGCTCAGCATCTTGTGCTGTAATACCGCGCCCACCACTTTTACAAATATTACTTGAAATTGTAGACCTGGGGCTCAGTTGTACTTTAATACAAGTATTACTGTCTCGACCCGTAACTGTATTCCCTTCTACAAGAACATCTGCACAGCGCCTAATGTAAATAGGATGGTAGAGAATTTGACCACCACCATCAGTAAAGAATGAGCTTTTTACAGTGACTCCTGTATAACCCTTAATGTGCAAACCCATGTTACCATAACTAAAGTTAAACAGACGGCAACCTACAAAACGTACATCACTAGAAGGAGCCTCAGTTCCCCCCGAAGAGTTGCGATCCAAAAAAACCACAAGGCGATCTACATTAGGATCGGTACTTCCTGACCGATTCCCATCAAAAGCCATGTTATAAAAACCAATATTGGAGTATTCTATATCCGCATCCTCAGTGTGAATTAAATGATGCGTCGCTGTTCCACCACTATGTTTAATGATTGTTTGGTAAATACCCTCCCCAACCCAATCTGTGTTACCTCTACGATAAACCACAGAAGAACATAAATAGACACCCGCTGGGAATCTCACAGTAGTTCCGGCAACCGAGGCTGCGTCCTCCGCTGCTTGTATTGCAGCAGAATCGTCCGTAACACCATCTCCTACGGCACCATAACGTTGTACATTAAATACATGCTCATCTACGGCATTAAGCCATTCCTTAGTAACAACAGTACCAGCAACAAAAGTAGTAGATTGGGTCATGAAAGTCCTTTATTAATATCTACTTCAATATCTTGTATCCGTAATGGATAGTTGTCAGAGTAGGTGAATTTAAATATACGTTGTCTAAACCAACCTAGTTGTCTAACACACACAAGGTCTTGCTTTAAGTTTGTAGTGACAGCAGTATTGTACGTGATATAATCATCATCACTCCACTGTACTGAGATATTAGAATTAGCTGAGGGCCTATCTGCAATGATGGTCATTCTTGCCATAGTCTTTCTATTTACTGTTCCAAAATCATTTGCTTCAGTCACAATAGAACAAGAGAAGTTTGTACCTGAATCTTGGTATAGAGTTTCATCAAACCTATAAATAGCACTGTCAGTACCTAGAGAGAAATAAGTGCGGGTGCTACTTGTGTTAAATAAATTAGTTGAGGTGTAAATATCAAAGATGGCTTGTGCCTGATAGGCAAATCGAGTTACCAACCCGGTATCTACATCAATGACCCAACTTTTATTTGAGCCAGCATTAATTACATAGAACACGTGTCCCTGGATAGCTACAATAGCACCCTTCCAAGAAGACACTGTAGAGGTCGCAGACGAGAGATAACGAGAGATGGAGGGGGTACCTATGCTCTCTAGTTTAAAGTCCTTTAGAACAAAAGCATCGGGCTGGCCATTAGCATCTGCTCCAATGTAAAAGATAGCATTACCATGTTGTGCAAAACCCCCTAGATAGGTATTAATCTTAATGGGTGTATCATTACGCTGCATGGGGCTATCAGGAGCAGCATTGGCAGCATCCCAATAATATTCAATTGAAGTAGAACCAAAAGCAATAAGATAATTGTTAATCTTAGCAAGTCGAATTACTTGGTCAGGTTCTTGCTCAGGGGCAATAATGGCATCCACAGTGAAAGATAAGGGATCATTATTTACACTGTTAAAGATAATAGAACTATTATCTTGTACTAGAAATAAATAACCATCTAAGAACACCACATTAGGATCATGTGCTGGAATATCAGCATCTGCAGAAGTAACTACTGTATTTGCATCATCAATAGTAACAATACCTGAGGTAGCACTACCATCAGATGCCACCATCTTAACACTACCATCATCATACAGAAACTCTGTAAATCCAACAGCACCTGTAGAAGTAACAAAGACGTTTGTTAGAGTAGTGCTTAAGGAAGTAGCAAAACTGTAAACATAGATATTACGCCCTACACAATAATATAGTTTATTCTTGTCAGAAGCAAAATGCATACCACGAATGGCAGTGGCACCTACTGAGGCAATGGCCTGTGAGGAACCAGCACGCTTCATGATGAACCGTCGTTGGTCCCCTGCTTTAGTTTGTTTAACTATCTCTGTAAAGACATTCAGATAGTCTTCGTCCTTACCCGAAGCACCTCCATCTCGTAAGGCAATCTCACGAAACAAAGACACTCTCTCAGAAGAATAGGTATCTTGTGTAGGAGCTTTTGTATAAGCCACCTTACATTCTCCGTTCTGGCTGTATAAAGAAACTGGCGTCTTCCTGCCCAGTCATTGTCGCCATTTCTACATAATCTTTAGCTTCGCTACGTAGGGCAGTACGATCAGGCAGAGGAATGCCCCACTCAGGAGCAAGTAACACAGCAGTGGTGTAAATAAGAGCCAAAAGCCATTCCTCAGGGAAATCTGCTGTCTCAGTACCCGTAGTGAAATATTGGAATGGCCTTTGGTAAACTAAGGTAACGGTAGCAGTGTTTGTAGAAGCAGGAGTAGGCCAAATAGAAACAGTGCCATAATTAATAAAAGGCTGATAATTAACCTTAAGAGGACTGCTACCAGAAGTAGTAGGAAGGATGTTATAGTCTTGACGGGCCACAAGTTCCATAGGAATTTTAGCATTGCTCTCAGTTCTATAGGCTTGTAAGAGTTTCACAGGAAACACTGTATCTAGAGTCATCCCAGTACCAATGGTATAAACATTAGTGACTGGGGTGAAGGTATATTCAGAACGTGCCCACAGAGGCATCCCTAAGGCCCTCAGTTGAGCTATCGCAGCATTAAGGGCTATCTGCCCATCTGCTAGGTTTGCAGCACTGGGCGTTTGTCCTTCAGCAATGACACCTAGTTTACGAAGAGAAGCTGTAAGTAGTTGGTCACGGGTAAGTTGATTTGTGTACGAGCTAGAGGTAGTCATTAAGGTACTCCATGTCCATTACTAAATAAATCGAAGAGGGTTAAATAAGGATATGTGTTATTATCAGCTTGCATACAATCAGCAGTACCTAAATCTGCATAACCACTACTCGTTACAATATCACAACGAGCCCCCTCTACAAAAGTATCTGTACCATCCTTACTTACAATGTAGGGGAAGGCTTTTTCTCCATGGACTTTAATGAGAGTTTGTTCGTGGCGAGGTTCCCAATCTTTCTCACAGACTAGAAGCCCTGTCCACTCCTTCTTGATTTCCGTCGAAGGGAACCAGAAACCACAACGATGGCAGGCAAACTTCCAGCCCTTTCCTGGCCATCCGATGCGTTTCATTTATTCACTACCTCATGGAGACGCCGCTCAAAGGTATTCTCCATCTTATCTAACCTGGTCCACAATTCGTCTTTGAAGTCCCTAAACTCCTCTCGCTTAAAATAATTGTCCTTAATGTGTGTAATGTCCTTGCGTTGTTCTTGCAAATGTTCTTTAGTAGTATCATGACTAAGCTTCATAAAGTACATGGCGATTCCTAAAAGTCCGTTTATAATGAGTGAGATTATTAGTTCATTCATCGGACTGATCGCGTTGGGGGCGCCTCTTTTGGCCCCATAGAAGGAGGATTATATCGTTGACTGTTACTTTGATCTAGTGTTAGAGTAGTAAGCAACCCAGTTCGATACAAACCTGAGGTAGTTTTAGGAGAATAGTCTGGATTCAAATTAAAGAGGCTGGGGTTTACATTGTTAGTAGCAGCAGTGTGTGTTGCCACAAATTGAGCTAAAGTTTGTGAAGAACCACTCGCAAAGAAGAAGGTTGCATTGGGAGTAAAAGCATTATTCTTAACAACCCAGTTGTTAGGAGAACCTGTGACTGTAGCTTCTGGAGGAAGGGACACTGCATATGCCCCGCTACTATTCACAATGTTGTTTCTCAGATTGAATTTGGTGTTAGCATTAATTGTAAGTACCGTACTAGGATGGAAAGAGAAATCCCCGGAGAAGGTAAATCTTTGTACATTCTCTCCCTCAATAGCACAGTTGGTAATGGAGACAGTACCATCCGTAGTGGCAGCTACAGCCACACTTCCTGCAGTGAAGAATCCACTGTGGATACGGGCTCGCACTAAAACATTAGAGATGTTAAGGACAGCTCCTGTAGCAAGAGCTACCCCAGAACTAGTGACAAAACGGAAGGCAGCATTGTCTACACAACCCCCCTCAATGTAACCATTACGAATATTAATGGGACCCTTACAAGTCTCTAGACCCACCTGGACGTGAGCTTTCTCTTCTCCCTTGAAGTGGAAACGCTCCATTGTAATACCACCCGTACCATCTGATAGGAGCATAGCTTGTTTAACAGGAGCAGCTTTATATACATAAATATCTGCTAGATAGAGTTTACCCAACCATTGGTCAGAAGAAACAATGGTTTGGAAGGCGTCACCATTTGACGAACCCGTGAGACCAACATGACTAATATCAGCGTATTGAAGACGGTCTATGCTACCTGACCGATAACCATTAGTAGCCGAGGCATTATAATTGATACCATCACTACCACAACGCTCAATTTTAATGTACTCAATTGTGATATTTTCTTTGTACCCCGTAATAGCAGTTTCTGGCGCATCAGTAATCCAAATACGACGCATAGTAGCGCCGGCGCTGCTGTCCGAGGAGATACCAACGGTAACTACAGAACCACCTTGATTGGAGTTAGCCTCAATCTTCATATCCTCAACCACTACACCTGTTCGGACACCAAAGGCGAAACAAGCTGAGGAAGTTATTCCACGTAGAGTCCACATACCTTCATGAGAGCCCTCAGTACGAACTACCCGTTTTAGATAGGTACCCTGAGGATTATTGGGAACAGGTAAACGTAAAGACAAAACGTTGGGAGCAACATCATAACCCCGATAGGTTAGGTTATTTGCTGGGACGTTGACAAAGATACTACTGACACTACCATTCTTAATATTAATTGTGTCACCGGCAGAAACAGAGTTACTGCCGGATTGACCTGGAATTAGTTTCCAGGGGGTTGAAGTAGATGTACCGTTGGCAGCATCAGACCCCAGTTGAGGGTCAACATAGTAAGTAGCCATTATACAGCAGGCGCGTAGAGCACAAGCCAGGTGCCAGAAGTCCAGTCACAAGTAATACCTGTAGAACAAATAATACCCATACCGTTGAAAGTGAAAGTGGCTGCAGTAGAAGGAATCATCACATTACCGGTAGCAGTAACACCATCATAAACACTAGCCATAGTACCAGCAGAAATGAGAATGATGCCATAAAGAATCGCAGGACCTGTGGCTATATTTAGTCCTGTGGCATCAGAAGTGACCACGGCATACTGAACAATGGGACCCCCCGCAAGTCGATTAAACTGAGCAATTTCTCCATACAAAGGGGCAATAGAAAGCTGACCAGCACTATTTACTTTAATAGGCTGCCATGAACCAGAGGCACCATTAAAGGCACTGTCATCTTTACCGTGAATCGTTGTGTGCATACCCATGATATTCTCCTAGAATGGCTTGCGCTTGAGGGTGTCTAAAATAAAGAGGGGGCTGTGCTCCCCCATTGGTCTCCTTAGAAGGAGTACCCTGGTTGGGGCATGTAATATTCTACTTTCACTAGCCAAGGACCACCAGTGGTGGATGCAGTGCCAGTTTCTGAGTAGGCTGCTTTGTACAGCGTGTCAGCAGAGAGTTGGGTACCTAGAGCAGTACCGGCAGTAGCACCGGCTGCAAAGTAACCATCCCCTGAAGTCTTGACGCTAAAGCTGTCAAGGATTTCATCTGCAGTGGCAGGGTTAGTGCCAACATCAATAATTGCGGTAGTTGCGGCATCCGAGGCTGTTACACCCAGGACATAAACACCTGCCACTACACTCCCTTTAGGAAGGACAAACGCATTGAAAGCCGTTGTGTCCGTCCGAGCCACTTGAACCACTTTTGTAAGTAGCTCAATTGCAGGAGGAGTAGTGGAAGTGACAACTTGTTGTGGACGAATTGCCATATCCTACTCCTTAACCTTAAGCGCCAGGGCTGCCGTAGATGCCACGACGGTCGGTCCAGCCGAAGCTGTAACGAGCGGTGGCCTTGTACTTGGCATTCTCAGTGTCAAAGTCCTCATCCATGCCAAACTCATCAGCACGACGCTCGAAATACTTCAGACCATCCTTCACATCGGTGAGAATGAACCAGAAGTCATCTTGAGTCAAATAGTGATTGACAACAACCTCAGGAATCATACCCATGGTCTTGATGGCATTCAGATCGTTTAGATCGGTACCAACACGGCCTTCAGTCTTCAGGATACGGCTGGCTTCAAACATCAGCTCCTTGGGGATAACCAGCTTACGGGGACGAACAGCAATCTTGAGGCCGCGGTCGTTGGTAAAGCCGGCAATATCAATGCAAGCCTGTTCCAGAGCAGCTTCTGACAAGTCAGCAGCAACAGCCACACCGTTGGTGTAAGTGCCGCCAGCAACGTTAGGAGCAGAACTAGAACCACCCCCGCCAGCACTAGCCACTAGGGAAGCAGCATCACCACCGACATAGGAGGTGCTGAAAACACGGTTATAGATGTTAGCCGCAATGATTTCCGTGGTCTGAACGCGGATGTAGGCGCTGCTGCCCACACCTCGTCTCTGGTTACTGGTGCTAGTCCTATGTATGTTTACTCTACCACCGCACCTG